TTAAGTGATAATTACTAGGCAATTTAACACTTAATCTATTTTTGATTTTTGTATAATCATAAAATATAATATCTGGGTTTAATTCCATAATATTTTTGCCGTCTTTAATAGGGTATCGTTCCCAGATTAAATCACTAGTTCCATTTAATCGCACGGCGGGTTTTAAACCTTTTTTAATAGCCCTTTTTTTAAAGTTTTTAATTTCATTATCTAATTGTAATAAAAACTTTTGACGGTCTTTTAAAAAGTAATAAGTTTTATTAAGCCTACTATCTTGAGTAAATTTAAACCTACCCCTTCCGCTTGTATTTAAACAAGCCATTGCACAGCCTAAAGACGCTTTAGGGCATATGTTAACCCCGCTTAATTTGTGCGGGGCTAAATGTAAAATTGCGGTCAAATATCCTAATTCGATGCTCTTAAGCATTTTTGTGTTGTTAATACCTAAGAGCCGTTTTTGTGGTTTATATTCCATATTAAGCAACTTTTTTTAGTATTTGTTTTTCTGTAGTTTTTGTAAAATAATCATATGCTCTATAGCTTTTGGCTAATGCTGACGTTAAAAATTTGGTATCATTTTTCAACGCTGATATCCAACTTTTTAAATACATAGCATGATTATCTCGCAAAGTTTTTTCAATTCCAAAATGCTGAGATAATAAAACGCTCCCCGTTTCAGCCACCAATTCCTCAAAAGCGTATGATTTTTGATCGCTATCTTTAAAGCGTTTATCATTATCTTTAAAACGGTCAAGCCTTGAAGAGTGACCCGTTGCATGAATTAATTCATGGAATAAAGTCGAATAATAATGCACAGTTGCTGTTGCATTATCACAGCTTAAAAAATTCTCTTTATTTGTCATGTGTATATAATCACCACTACGGGTATAATAACAACGTGTTTCGTTGCTGTCTTTAATTTCAATATTTGTATTTTTTACAAATAAATCAATTTCAGCGATATTCTCAACTTCATTTTTAATAGGCTCAACATCTAATTTAAAACTTGAATTGCTTAAATCAACTTGAGAGACATTAAAAACAGGCGTTGCTTTTAAAAAAGGTATTTTATCTTCTTTTTTTGTTTTTTCATTCTCTTTAGTAAATGAGCCATAATATAAAACTTTAGCTTTATGAGATTGCCCCTCTAAAACCTTTGCCCCTACCTTTTGCCAATCTAAATAAGATGCCCATAAATTATTAGTATACTCATTTTTATTTAGAATATAATTTAAATTCCAAAAATTAACCCCGCTATAATTCTTTTTTGTGATTGCATTTTGCGGGGCATCTTTAGAAATAAATGGCTTAAACCATTTTAAGCCGTCACGCTCCATAGCTGTAATTATATCGTTTTTAAGATTAGTTAAATAATCTTTAGCTGATATTTTGTTAAGTGTTTCAGTCATTTGTTTACCTTTGTTAATTGTTTAATACCCTCTTAACTAATTTAATTTGATACAAAATAAAACAAAAAAATGCAAAATGTTATAAGAAATAATATAATAAAAACAATAGGATATTGACCCTTTAATTATACAACTATAGATTGTATTAAATGAATAAAACGAATGAGAGCGATATATATAAACTAATTAAAAAAGCCGTTGTTAATCTAAAGTTAAATTGTCAATTAACTAGAATTGAGAGCGGGTTTACCTTGCAAGGTATACCAGATTTATACGTTGTTTATAACTCTAAATTGATTAATAAATCTATTTCATTTTGGCTCGAATTAAAAGCGAATAATCTAAAGAATTGCAACGTTTCAAAGTACCAATTTAATTGGATATTAAAGCATGGTAAGGCGGGGGGCGTTGCTTATATCCTGAATAAGCCCGTCTCACAGCGTACCCTTAAACTCTATAGGGTTGACCCGTGTTCCGTGCTTACCGAAGAATTAACCATAGACTACAGCATCACGGGCATTGCTGACGTACTTGAGTACATCGCCAAAAAACATTGTATTGCTTAATAATTTTCCGATAATCTTTACTTATCACCTATAATATAATCTTATATAATCTAGTAAAATTGAGCCGTGACCCGTGACCCGATGCCGTTGAGGCTCATAACCAAGCCACAATACAACTTAAACGAGTACAACTTTTACGGGAAATTTTAAAAAAACGAGTATCTTAATTATGTACCCTTGTGCAGGACTTATACATACAGTACAGTTGATTTCATTATGGAACCTAACATCTCTAATCTTGACCTATTAACCACAGATCAATTACGTGAGAAAGTTGAGCGCGTATGGATCCAACACATTAAGCTGTGTCAGGATAATTTTTTATATTTTGTTAAAGAGATGTGGCCGGACTTTATCTTTCGTAAAGAAACAGATAGGACCCGATGGGGACACCATCAGATAATTGCTAATGAATTCACTCGTATAGCAAATGAGAAAAAAGGGAGGCTCGTAATAAACATGCCCCCTAGACATACTAAATCTGAGTTCGCTTCTGTTTATTATCCTGCTTGGATTATAGGTAAGTATCCTAAAATGAAATTAATGCAGGTATCTCACAATGCTGAGTTATCTGGAAGGTTTGGTAGTAAGGTTCGTAACTTAATTGATTCACAAGAATATAAAAAAATATTTGGTGATGTGAGGCTCAGAGAAGATTCTAAAGCAAAAGGACGTTGGGAAACAAATCACGGTGGTGAGTATTATGCTGCGGGTGTTGGTGGTTCCATCACGGGCCGTGGTGCAGATTTATTAATTATTGACGACCCCCACACTGAACAAGACTCATTATCCAATACCGCTATGGAGAGAACCTATGAGTGGTATTTATCAGGACCCAGACAACGTTTACAACCAGGTGGTTCCATCTTGTTAGTTATGACCAGGTGGGCTGAAGATGATTTAACCGGTAGACTGATCAAGGCTCAGTCTGAACCTAAAGCAGACAAGTGGAAACTAATTTCATTTCCAGCAATTTTAGATTCAGGTAAACCAGTTTGGCCAGAGTATTGGAACCTAGAAGAATTAGAAAANGTAAAAGCTTCATTAAGTGTTAGGAANTGGTCTGCTCAATACATGCAGAATCCTACATCTGAGGAAGGTGCAATTATAAAANGAGAATGGTGGAAGCCATGGAAGTTTGANGACATACCAAATCTTACATCATGTAATACAAAGTTATGATACGGCGTTTAGTAAAAAGGAAACTGCCGATTACTCTGCTATTACTACGTGGGGTATATTTCAACCTAAAGAAGATCAACCCTATGCAATGATATTACTAGATGCTATTAAGGGTAAGTTTGATTTTCCTGAGTTGAAGAACATAGCATTTGAACAATATAAATACTGGAACCTGACACAGTACTTATTGAAGCCAAAGCTTCTGGTCAGCCATTACTACAAGAGTTTAGAAGCGCTGGTATACCTGCTGTAGATTTTAGTCCTAATAAAGGAAATGATAAGTTCACTAGAATCAATGCATGTGCTCCAGTATTTGAAGCAGGTAATGTTTATTACCCAGAGGGTGAAAAATTTGCAACAGATGTTATTGAGGAATGTGCTGCATTTCCCCACGGTCAATATGACGATTATGTGGACAGTACCACTCAAGCCGTGTTAAGATATCGCCGAGGTAGCTTTATTAGCACATACATGGATTATGTGGAAGAAGAGCGTCCACCAAAAGAATATAAATATTACTAGGAGAATCATATGAAAAAAAAGAAAATCATTAAAGCTCAATTAGGAAGAATTATAAAAGATAATTTATCTCCTCAACAAAAAGCACAATTAGAATCTTATAAAAAAACAGTAGTTGATGAAAGAGCTAATAAAGAAAGTGAGAGAATGGACCAAGAGCAAAAAGATTTCTATAGAAAAAGAATGCAAGAATATCAAGCTCAACCAAAATATAGATCTGAAAGAGGACCTTACGCAGAAGATGCAATGGAAGAACCTAGAAGAGAAAAAATGCCTAGCCCAGAAATGGAAGAGATTTCTAGAGTTTCTGAGCAATCTGCTCCAGAAGCATTAGATCGGTTATACAAACAAAGTCTTAATGAAATGATGCAACAAGGAGCACAGGGTGTAGCAGGTGAAGCAACAGGAAGAAAAAAAGGTGGCAATATAAACACTCATAAAATGCCAGGTGGAAAAATGATGAAAAATTCTGA